AAAAGAACAAGATTGGAACAACCAATCTAGGAATAGTTTCAAGTCGATACTCACGACACCGAGTGCAAAAAACGCCAACAGGTTTAAGATGCCTCTATGAATCGTAGGCCCTACAGGGACTTACAACTATCATAGGATTACAAACTAACCGAGGCGCGGGCCCTCACGGGTTTACCACACTCTCTACTCACACACACCAAATGAAACACTAAATGACACGACAATACGAACAGATCACCATTCGCCCTCGGAACATCTTCAAACACATAACATTAATGCGAATTTACACACATACCTAATCGTTAAGACAAAAAACAACAATCGTCACGACATCATTAGTAATAGTAAAGTAGTAATTAACCTTTCTTTTTCTTGGCAGGCTTAGCCACTGGTTTAGGCGCTCCTCCTTTACCAGACACATTGCTCCCACTGGGGCTATACGTCTGACCAGGAGCGTCCTTCTTAGACCCCAGCGACTTTGCCAAACCGCCAGCCATCTTAATACCTGACCCAATCGTCTGGGCCATTGGAAGCGGAATCGCACTAAGCACAGGCGATATAAAATCCGCAGCACTAGAGACAGCATCAGCAAACCACTCTCCCATGCCATTCATACGTTGAGGAACCCCTACAGGCATTTCTTTAACAATCTCAGAGTACAAATCCAACGCAATTGCATCACCACGACACGAATTGCGAGCAAGTACCACAAGATCCGAATCCTGTTGAGTGGGGAAACGCTCAATATAATAAATAGCATTAAGCTGAAGAGTGGTAGAATTAGAAAGACCAGTGAAGTAGGCGCCAGCCCCATTAAAAGGCTGAAACCAAACTCCGCCAGTGGGAAGAAGGGTCAAAAAGAAATTATTAGGAGTAACAGCTGGATTTCCAGTAATGACTGTTGGTTGGAAAGCAACTGGGATAGAAGCGTTACGAGGTGTAACGTAAACCCAGTTGATTCCACCAGCCACATTAGGATCAAGCTGCGACAAATGCAGCACCGGAGAAGTAGCATTAGCTCCAGGAGGATTCTCAGAAGAATTAAAAGTGGAAACGACATAACAGCCGTCTTTGGCCTTCCACTGTTTAGATCCCTCAAGGAGCAAAGCCTCACCTGGCGTCGCAGGAGGAGTATTAGTCAACAATAAATCTGGATACGCAAAAGCAGTGGTAACATTAGCGCTACCACCAGACGTTATAGGCCCAGAACAGACCAACGTAGATTTCGCACTATCCAAATTTGAAACAGGCTGCCTATAGCAAGTAACAAGACCTTGCACATTTAACTCAGCAGTCGTATTGATGACCTCAAACCCCATCCCAACAATTCTATATTCACCCGTCAAATAAGGAGCCAACTGCACCTGAAAGGGAGAGCTAGAAGTACCCAGCTCCGCATACTGATAAGTTAGAGCCCCACTCGCAACAGAATCCACAACCATTCCACCCCAGGTACTATTTGAGGGACCTACCTGAGATGGAGTGACTACACTGTTGCCAAACAAGAACGAACCAGTACCGGTAATCTGATTACCATTAGTAGTCTGAGCGAAATTACCACCCATACCAGCACCCCCCTCCATCCAAGGGAATTGGTGTATATGACAATCCCAATTCCCCGAGCCAGCCTGGGAGGGAGCGACTAAAGCTTGGGATAACTTAACAACCTGAACAACTGAAGCAGCTTCATTGTTGTCAGGATATCCACAGCAATTTATCGGAGCGTCATGATAAGGATCAACCGCAGCGATCAGCCACTCCTTCCCAGATGGGGTAAGCCCAAGCTTAGCCCCAATCTTATCCAACACCCTCTGACTACGAGCAACATCACTAGTAGACATATCTAAAGCAAGAGAGAGACTAACAAAACGACAAGCTCAACAAGAAAGTAAACACAAGCAATGCAATAGTAAACAATCTCTAACACAGTCAAAGTAGCAGTCAAACGCTCAGGAAAACAATCACAAAGCCTCTCAAACACAAACAAACACACACGACGAATGTAGACAAGCAAGTCAACACAGGGCATATATACAAGTTATAAGACATTAGAAGAAGCCGGAGGAATCCGAATTCTTATTTTGGATCGCATGCACTATTCGACTTCCAAAGAATCCAGCAGAAACGAGACCGCGGTCCCGTTACCCTCCAACCATCTTCCGATTTTCCCCTCCAAGCCGCTTACCAACCACAAGTTGTCCCGATCGGACATCCTTGAAGCCAGGGCGGAATAATAGGTAATCTTTGAATCCATGGACACCTCGTGTCGCATATCATCATCGTGATGTCGTAGAATATAATCCAACATAGCATCCGCTTCAGCACGATACCTCTCGAAAGGAAAAACCAACATACGATACGCACAAACCTTAACATAAGTCAACCTCCAGGATCTACTCTTCCAATTAAAGAGTATAGAAGCTCGGAGTTTGTCAAAGTTCGGGCGCATGTACCACACCAACACATTACGGTGGAAACCAGCATTTAGGAATGAGGATTCAGACAAGAGCCCAACTGGACACTCTAGTTTGATATCGAACCCCAGGTGCCTTGCGACACCCCTCGATCTCTCCACCCAGCCATGATTGGCAATGATAGAATCATCGCCCATAGCTCTGAGTGGAGTACGAAAATAATGCTGGAGCGTCTCCTCCACAGACGGCACACGACCTAAATTTAACTTCAAGTCCCACACTAATCTATAAAGAAGCTCTAGGATAAGGCAAAGAGTATTATCAGTCAACGTATTAAAATGACCCGACTTATTCTTTCCTATAAGCAGCAAGAGATACCCCAACACGTCCAAACAGTAAGAGTAAACAGAATTCATAAAAAGCCATGACATTAAGTTCTGCACTTGAATAGCTTTCAAAAATTTGTTAACCAAAAACTGATTACGAACGCGATAGATAACAGTCTGAAGGTAGTCATTAACACTTGCCTCCATGTGCCCGACGTCCTCACAGGCGAACTTAGCTTCGTCTGGATTCCGTCCGTCGAGCAACTCTCTCGCCAACCTATCCCATCCACCGTACCATGGAGACATACCAACAGCACTCCACTCCTTCTCCTGAGACATCCGCAGCAACTCATCGTTCTGATCCCCATATAACATGAGCGCAATGCAATGGCTAACAAAATCACCAGCCATAAATGTACGCGTCTTACGTTTAGTCACATCGGGATGGAGCAACTTATCAACTGTTCTCATTTCACCCTTGCCAGACGTTTGCCAAAATGCATGGCAATAATCTACCGTATAACCCGGGCGAACCTCAAAAACCATTTTACACTGTCCTGTGTCCATTATCTGGGTAATAGTATCAAACAGAAAGCGATAACCGTACTTGCACTCCAGAACCTCCCCTTTCGTCTTATAACGAAGATTAAAAGGATACCCTGGAGAGCGAGATTTATCGACTCGTGGCAAAATCTGCTCGAACGTTTGGACATTACCCCGCATATACCGGCCACAGATCAGTGGAAAAACGGACTCAACGAGCGAGAGTATATCCTTCTCAGGGTACCACTCATAGACCTTCAGATTCTTCTCGAAATCATTGCACAACATGTCTCGTGAAAAGACAGATGGACCATAACCCCAAGGAATATCTGGAAATCCATTCTTGGCTTGCGCCTGAACTTGCTCTATTAACTCCGTATTGTAAGGTGGCTTAAAATCCCCCTGTATCCCCCTAGTTTGCCTTTTGATAATGAAAGCACCATCATAGGCATCTAGAATTGACGGGTACAGAGGGACTACTAGTTTAAAGGCTGACTTTGAACAAACCACGTTACCAACTGGTCCGGATATATAAAGATGAAAGCATTTTTGTCCAACCCCGTGTGATACCCCTGATGCACACCAACTACGTGACCATCGTCACTATAAATCGGCGAACCACTATCAGAAGGCCACGTGTTGATATCATAAATACCGACACCCGTACCATTATTCTTCCTGACTAACTTCCCGCTCACCAAAACTGGTCTAACGGAATCAGACGGGAAATGAAGCAGGCGCAACCCCGAACCATGAAGAGTCCTGAAAGCAGCACGATGACTGTGCACTTCCTTCATAAACCCTTTGTCCAGGCATTGAAACCTACAAAAATCACACGACTGTCCAGGAACTAATTGCTCATTCGTAGGAGTAATGAGTGACATCGGCTCAATTTCAAATCTTCGTCCATCCCAGGTCTGCACCCGGAGATCCTTAAGCGGCGCTACAAGATCACTAGTATCGCCATAAAACACATGACGTGCAGTAAGGAGTCCAAGTGGAGCCCCGAAACAGGTTCCAACTTTCTCCCAACCCTCTTGAGAATCAGAATTCCTCAACATGATTTTATAAACATTGTCTTGATCAGGGGTTCGTTTTACCGGACCCACAATACCTTCATACTTTATGTCAGCAACTACTTCAGCAGTTTGGGCGCACCGAATGCAACCGTCACCGCACTTCTTGCCAGCCAAAGCATGAGGACAACGTTTATCCATAATAGACTGGACGTTAGACTCCAGATTAATAACTCCATCATGGATCATCTCATGGAACTTCATCTTCTCTTGAGAACCGGGAGTTTTCTCCGTAGGTGAGGTAGCCATAGCAAACAAAGCCCTTACCGCAGGACTAGCACGACTACAACCAATACCCAAAACTTGTTGAACTTCTCCAAGTTGTGGGGTTGTAAGTCTCATGGCGCACTTGCCGCCAGTAACGCGGACAAAATGCATCACTTTTAATGCTTGCTGCAATTTAGGGTTTGCTCGCCAAACATCCAAATCAATAGAGACGGTGGGCGCTTTAATATAACTCGAATCTGGCTTAAAGCCTTCAGCAGCCAAGGCGTCGAACGCTTCTTGGTTAACTGCTGGAACTTTCTGGCCAGTAGTCGGGTGTATCATAAGCAAACCAGAGGGACGGTTTTCACCTAAGTCTTGAATATCATAAAATACATAATTCTTAAACTTTACGCGTTGCTCGCGAAATTCCCCCCTATCACCACGATCAAATTCAGCATCTTTTACAGGTGCCAATTCCTGATCTTTCTCATACCG